TTTTACCTATGAAACACTTGATGTTAGCTACCAAATCAGTTGCATTTATAAGCCTGATTTCATCCTTGACAACGGCATATGTATTGAAACTAAGGGCTTCTTCTCAAGGGAGGACCGCAGAAAACATCTTGCTATCAAGACGCAAAATCCCACATTAGAGATCAGATTCTGTTTTCAAAACAGCAAAGCAAAATTGAGTCGTGGCAAAAGAAGTTTAACCTATGGTGCTTGGGCCACTAAGCATGGGTTTCTTTGGAGTCATGGCTCAATACCCACAGAATGGATGAATGAAAACCAGAGAAAAAATTGACAACGCTAGACAGAGAATTAAAGAACTCGAATGTCTTATCAAACATTGGGAGAGAGATGACGCAAAGCAAGTATGTCAGAAAAGAACCCTGCCCTGAGTGTGGCAGCAAAGATAACCTAGCCATCTATGATGATGGTCATGGTTACTGTTTTGGTTGTGGCTACACGCAGCAACCACAGAAAGATAAACCCAGAAAATCTTTTGTTAAATCAGTGAAGAAACCATTACTTAAATTTGTTACACCAAAAGCATTACCTAAACGTGCAATCACAAAAGAAACCTGTGAACTATTTAATTACGGAACATCTGAACATAATGGTCAGCCAGTACAAGTTGCTACCTATGAAGACAAATTAGGTAGACAGGTTGCACAGCATATAAGATTTCAGAACAAAAAATTTATTTGGCTTGGTGATGTAGGAGATCTACAACTATGGGGTCAAAGATTATGGAGACAAGTTAATACAGGTAATATGTTTGTCACTATTACAGAAGGAGAGATTGATTGTATGTCAGTCTCACAAGCACAAAATAACAAGTACCCTGTAGTAAGTTTACCTTCGGGATCACAGTCAGCTAATAAATATATAGCTGCA